CACGAGTTCAGCCATACCTCTATCATACAACATCATGTATGCTCTGAGCTGCCATTCATAGTCTGACTTGTATCCTTCATCAGGTGTAGCTGGGAACGTATCGAGTGACCATGATGTCTTGATATCGATGATTTTGTTGTCCAGGACAATATCAGCTGTGCCGATGAGATAGTCATTCTCGATTGTTGTCTCATTCTTTCGGTAGTCAGTGAAGCGAACTGCATTGAGTAGGGATATAGATTCAAGCTCTTGCTCCCTACCTTTGAAGATATACTTGTTGTTCAACTCGGTAGTGTAATTGTAAAAGTCCTCCTTTGCTACCTGTCTGATATAACTCTTGGCGGTTTCTCCCATTTCTGACTTCCCTCTTCCGTTGGTCATCAGCTTTCCGATTTGCGATGGATGCCATTTCATAGTGCAAGAGCTTTGAGTTGAACTTCAGTGAGTGCGTAGTTGGCAACCAACTGCTCTGCTGTGTACTTGCCATTCGCAATGGACTCAACTGCCTTCTCGAAGCGAGCGTTGTCAATCTTTGGCTTGCCTGTTGCTGCTGATGCCGCTGTGTTGCCATCATCATCCACTGCTTGAAGTGATAGGAGTGATTGAATGGTACCTCTTCTGAAGTAGGTAACAGCTGCCAATGCTTTCTGAGGGTCCACGATTGGTGGCAAGCTCATGAATGATTCGATGTGCTCACCTGTCTCGATGTCGATGATTCGAGTGACCACATCATTGCCAACCACAGGCTGCAACAATAGCAGTCCATGCTCGTGAAGGATTGGCTCCACCGTATCGAGCAGCGCATTGATATCAGCGTAGCTCTTTTTGAAGTGTGGATTTGTTGCATTCTTGGATACCTTGCCAATTTGCTGCTTGGCAGCGTGTAGCTTCTGCCAAATGTTGAGGGTTGGCATCTCTGCCTCCTCTGCTTTCTTTCTTGTTGTTGTCATAATTGATTTGTTTTGATTGTAAATATAACTATTTATTTGATTACTTGTGTAAAATCATTGTAAAATTTCAGCATATCTGCAAAACTTTTTACGATGATGTATGTACCTCCAGCCTCTTCGATGGCTTTCTGATAGTCCTTTTGTGCTTGTGACTGCCTGTCCTTGCCATACTTGATTTCAATCTTCACACTTCTGCCCTTGATCGTGGCGGAGATATCTGCTGAACCTGGTGTACCTGTTCCCTTTGTCCACTGCCCACCAATGGCAACACCATCAGTGCGGTACTTTTTGCGATACACACCCATTGTATTGATGCGCTCAGCTTGGCATCCATTGAACTGAAGGAATGCAATCACTGACTTGGTGAGCTCATTCGCTGAGTTGTCTTTCCAATGAGTTAGTGCCAACATATTTGGCGGTGTGTTTGGATATTTCGCCATCTTATGCTTGAGCTGGAGGTCCTTGAGGAGTTGTCGTTCTTGTCGTGTCATTTTTTGTATGTTTCATTATAGTAATTAATTGGATGCAATCCATCTTGCATATTGATTCCATATGCAGAACCATATACATATGCCTTGCATATCTGATCCTTTTCCATTTCTTTGGATTGGTCAAGCACATTAGATAATTGATTAAGCATTTCATTCGTTGATATATTTCCTTTTGCTCTTTCTAATTCTAATCGCATTGCTTGTTCTGCATACCATTCGAGTGCTGTCTGTTTCATTGCTTTGCTTTTTCATTTAACTCATCCCACACATCATCAGTCGGTGGGGTTACCTGTTCTGCTTCCAATTCAAAGTATCTGCCGTTGTGATTCCTTCCCTTGGTCATCTTGTATCCTTTGAAATCAGCATAAGACTGCACCCATTTGAGGAATCTGCGTGGCTCCAGGTCTTTAAATCCTGTGAACTCAGATGTGAACTCTTGCAACTTAGCTGAATTGTAGTGGTAAACTGAGAGAGCGAGGTTGCCTTCCTCCACCCAATCAAAGAAATCCTTGCAAGTTGCCTGAATGAATCGCTTGGCATCTGCGTTGATGCTGATTGATTTTACCAAACCAAACTGAAGGTAATTCTGAAGGCATCCAATCATGTAGTTGTCGAATCTGAGCCAATCATTCTCTGCCCATGAGTCGAATAAGAGTCGACCATACTCATCAAGTGGTGAGCGCTTCGAATGGAAGTACTGAAAGAACTCAAGTTCATGCCGTCTCCTGTCATGTGATGACCCGGCACCACTGATGACATAGTTGGTGGTGATTACAATCTTTGGAGAACGATCAAAAGGTATGAAAATCTCATCTTTATTCTTTCTATTCACGGTAATTCCCTCAGTGATTAGGCTGAACAACTGCTCGAAATCGAAGTTCCTCCTGACATCATCGAATGCAAGTATCTGAGTATCGAGATTCACTCGCTGATATACAAAGTCTGACTTGCTTGGATTGAAGCTCTTGCCATCAATCTTGACAATTTTGCGCAGATTGCCGATGGCTGTCAACATGAGTGACTTACCTGAGCCACCATTCGGGTTGTCATCAATCTCTTGGTCGTTGAATATAATCGCTTTCTGGTCAGTTTTATCCTTGTAAGTATGGATAAGGTACCCGAGAGTCGTTTCAAGCGCTGAGATGCGAGCAGAATCATCAGCAGCCACCTTGCTCACAAAGTTTTCAAAGTCATTCTTGTGTTCATCCATCAGCTTGAAGTCACGTTGTATGATTTGGTTCTCCCAAATGTAGCCATCCACATCGATGTAGCTCATCAATTCGACTGCATCCTTGGTCACCTTAGCCACTCCATTCTTGTATGGAATGAATGAAGCATCCTTTGTATCCTGGAGCATCAAGATATTAATTGAGTCAATCATGTTGAGAAACGATTCATTGAATAGGATGGTCAACTTCGAGCAGTGATTCCAAACATCCAGCTCTCCCTTCTCTTGAAGGTAGTTCAAAACGAAATCTTTTATTTGCTCAGTGCTGCTGATTCTCACCTTGTTCTCAATTACCCGGACAAAGGTCGGCTTCTCTGCATTCTCAGGATAGTATTTGTTGAATCCGTTCTTGACCAAGAACTCGGAGTACTTGAGTGGCTCGATGGTAACTGTTCCCTTGTCATTCTTGGACCAAAAGATATCATCACCCGTCTTGATTTCTTTCTTGACATCCTCAACCACATCACCACGCACATTCAATTGCTTTTTGATATCCTCCTCAGGGATGCCGCTCTTGAGCTTCTGCTTGATTTTCTGAAATGTATCCTTATCCTCGAAGTACTTCATGCCGAAAGTGGCTTTCTTGTATGCACTTCTGATGGTGGTGACCATCTCTTGCTCTGAGAATGATGAGCCTTGGCAGTACCTGGTCCAAACATACTGCTCTGCCGTATCCTTGTGGATGCCATACTCGCAGAGTACAGCTGCTAATTTGAACACAAACTCATTGCGACTCCCCTCAACGAACTCACAACCATGGTCGAATCGTTCAATCAAGCTGATGATTTTGTCCTCATCATTAAGCACACAGGTTGGAGTGCGCTCAGTGTAGTTGAAACCTTGATCGTGTTCAATGCCATTGAACTCTTGGCAGAACTCATTGAAGTATATCTTTGGGTCATAGGATTCGAAGCATACTCGACTCACATTGCTGTTCTTTTGGTCGAAGTATTCTGATTGGAAGTGCTTGCCGAATGCAGTGAATCTGCGCTTGTGTTCAACCTTATCACATTTTGGGATTCGGATGACTGCTTTGAGTCCATTGCCTGATGGGGAAGTGAACACCATCATCACATGAGCATCATCGATGAGGCGCTTTCTTTCGGCATCCATCACCTTTGCATTGGGATATTGGTCGAAGTCCAGGATGCACAATCCACTGTGCTCAACCAAGCTGTTGTCATTGCGCTCAGTGAAGATGCCATTGAACATGATTGCATTGAGTGATGACTTGAGGCGGTCATGCTCGGGGTCTGATTTCTCCAGTGATCGGATTGCTGTGATTTTGCGAATCAAGTCAGGTGTGCCGTTCTTGATGCGGTTGTGTACCTCATAGATTGAGAGGTTGTAGGGTGTTTCTTTGCTGTTAAATAGGTTTTTAAATACTGATACTTTCATGTCATAGTTGTTTTGCGTGACGCTAATGTACAAAAATTTGGCAATTTGTGACGATTCGTGACGATGTTTGATTTGTATCGTCACGCTTGTATCCCTTACTGCTATTGACTTTGAGCAAAAGCGTGACGATGTGACGATAAAAAAACTAAAAATTTTAAAATAGAAATAAGGGTCTTAATAGATTCGGTATAATAAGAGATGTGTCATATCGACACGACCTTCTCTGCATACACACCTCTCTTGATTCTACTCTTGATGACTTTAAAGGTTGCATATGATTGACATTTGAGAATATCGGTGACCAAATCTCTTGCTGATTCCCTGTCAACTCGGTCCAATAAGAATTGATATTCTGAAATGCAATCCAGGTACAGCTTGTCATTGGTGCTGGTCATCCATTCATGTGTGCGAAGTGAGTGCAGTACTGTTGCGTGGTCACGTTTGAACATCTTGCCAATCTCCTTCAATGTCATCCCTGTTGATCGCAGCTCGTGCATTAGAAATGCTCTGCGATACACCAGCTCGTGGTCTCGCTTTGGAGATGATAGCCTATCTCGTTTGATGAGTTCTTTTATTTTGTAAAATTGGTTCATAATAAATTTTTAAGTATTTTGTAAAGTACATTCACAACGATTGAGTTGCCAGCTTGCTTGTATGCTTGTGAATCAGAGACAGGCCAGGTAAATGTATCAGGGAAGTCCATTAGTCGGAAACATTCTCTTGGTGTGAGTCTGCGGATCCTGTAATCATTTGGCAAAGTAATCGCATTTCCACCCCAAGTAGCTTGCCCCGCATTCAAAGCTGGACACAAAGCATTCGAGTCATACACCCTGTTTTGTTGGTAAGGTTGTTTTCCTCCGCCTTCTCTGCTTGAGTTTAATTGAATTACTCCTTGATTGCATCCAGTGTCCAATGTTTGTGCTACTCCTTTACCTACTCTTCCTCTTCTCGTTTCTGAAGATGGTACGCTAAAATTTATTGAGTCTCCTATCGTTGCTTCTTCGTATCCTTTGGATGTGTCTGATTTAACTCTTAAAGTATTATCAGTAGCAGCTAATGCAGCGTTTGCCCTTAAGCAAGCAGCAATATCATTTTCATTTTTAGGTTTCCAATTAAATCCTGTTTGATTTTTTTCCTCAATGTGTCTTTTGTTGTGAGCTAAAAATCCATTTAATATCTTCTCACTCAAAAAATACTTTTCTAAATTGCTTTGAACTTTAATGTACTGCCCATCAAATGGAATTTTATAATAACCGGAAACAATACATTTACTGACATCTGATACATCTTTAATCAATAAATCTTTATTTGCCTGACTTTTTAAGCATTTAAAAACGGCTGCTTCTGACATATAAAACTTTTCAAAAACCTCATCCTCTAACACATCCTTGAGTCGCTTAGTCAGATGCTCTTCTCGTGGGAATTGAAATCTATTATCCACATTATCTCGAATGCCAACTAAAAAAACTCGCTCACGATTTTGCGGAACACCATGATGCTTTGCGTTCAGCACTTGCCAATACAAATGGTATGGAACGGAATCATCATAAGGAAACAATACAGGTACTCCGTTGACTGACTTACCTCCGAGCATATTCACCCACTCTTGGAATGTTCTGCCACCATCATCAGAGAGCAATCCTTTGACGTTCTCGAAGATAAAGAATCTCGGTTTGTTTACCTGAATGAACTCGTGAGAGTTGAAAAACAAGATGCCTCGTTTGTCATCCTTTCCCAGTCGCTTTCCTGCCAATGAGAATGCCTGACAAGGTGGTGATGTCATATAAACATCCAATGACTC